GTCGGGCGATTAATGCTGTGATCGCTGCGATTTTGCACCATGTAAACATCATTTCTAAGCGGGTTCTGGCCAGTGCTGAGGCGTTGGCTGATTTTTGCGGCCTGTCTACCGTATCCGAAGCTGGGAACAAGTCTATAACGCGCTGTACAAGGGCGTTGTCGCAACTGAAAGAGTTAGGTTTTATTGATTATGAACGTCGCTGGGATCGGGTGAATAAACAGTATTGGCCAGCCAAAATCGAGATTTGTGATTACTGAACAAGCATGGAAACGTGCGGTTAGCCAGAAACTTAATTACTTCAATGCGAAGAATAGCGAACGGCTTAAAAAAGCGATAACGGAGGCTGATTATAAGCGTATTGTTATTCAGGAGCAGATGGAGAATGTATGGCGTCAGAGGAAGACGGCCAGAGAGATAAAGGCAAAACAGAAAGCAGCGGAGAGAGCTGCGCGTCTTGTTCGTGAAAAGGGAGAGGCCGAACTTCGTCATCAAATCACCAGAGAGGTTAGCCAGGAATTTGCTGATGGCATGTATCCTGGTGCTGACCTTGCATATTTACGATCCCTCGTTGAGCAGCGTTATAACAGGTTAAGAAAGACCTGGAAATCACTCCAACATTAACCCACCTGAATGATGAATCCGGTTTTACCGGAGGATTATCTACGTCGCAATAAAATATCTGTTCAAAAAACAATCTAAATTAATTTTCTCTAAACCTGAACACAGCAAAAATATCGCCTTTACAGGCATCGGCTAATAAAATTATCCACAGTTCTGATATATATATGCAAATGGTTTTTTATAATAGATGCACTAAACAAATAAATGCAAAATCACTTTCTTTTATTAAGACTTTCTTTATTTAACTTACGCAGGCTTTGCCTGTGAATATGTTCGCCCTTGCAGCGAGCTAAAGCTCGCGCCGGTTCGAATCGCTACGCTCAAATATACCTCCTCCGGCACTTGCCGGAGGCATGGAGCAGCCTGATCATCCTTTTCGAAACGGCGCGTTTCGAACTATACAAAATCAATTTATATAAGGCCGAAATAAGGCCTACGGCCGGGCTTTGCAGGAGGAAGGGACGAGCCTTATCAATAAACGTCGATAAATACGCACACAGTAGCCATCAGAACGCGATAAAACGTAAGAAACATCATTTCCTATTAGACATAGAAAACTTGTCTTATACGCAATGTAGTAAATTTCTATTGCCACATAGGAAAAGATTTCCTACCATCGTAGATATAATAAATGGAGATGGTTATGGATAAAGATACTGTTTTAAAAATGTTGAATCCGGCTTGTTTAAAAAAAGCGGATGAATGGGAATCTCCTACATGTGGAGAAGTTCGGGCAGTCATTGGCCTGACCGGAATGAGCGGCTCGCAGTTGGCCAAAAAACTAGGCTTAAAAGATAGTCGCAATGTTCGCAACTGGCAGATGTTAAAGGAGTCCACATCCAGATCCAGCATTCCGTATGCAGCCTGGGCGCTGCTGTGTTACTTCGCTGGGTTAGGGTTAATCTTCATTGATAACAAAACAGATGTTTGAAACATGCAAATATGAGGTTTGTTATGGAACTTGTACGCAAAACACGCAAAGAGTTCTTGGACCTGTATCGCATGGGAGCTTTCACTTGTGTTGTGGCTACCCAGGACGAAGTGACAAAAAGCTGGCGGCTTTTTGCTCTCAATAAAAAAGGGATTGCCGTTTTCATTGAAAAAGCCCGTGGTGGTATCCGCGAATGGGCGGGATTGAATTATGTGGCTGATTTTTGCGCAGCTATGGGGATTCGTCGCTGGGAAGTCCATATGCCAGGAGTAAAGTCACAAAAATAGGGCTTTCGCGTCGAAAATGAGGCGAAACTGAAAACGAGATTTCATTAACAAATAAGCAACATAAAAAACGGTGGAA